GTGTCTTGGGTATATATGCAAGCTCTGAGCCTGCCATACTATCTGGCCTGATACTAAACTAAGATCATCACACAATCTACGTAAGACGGTTTGCTGCCAGAATAAATCATTTATGTAACCAAAGATAGCATCATTAGATCTCATTTGTACTACAGCATGCAGCAGTTCTCCTTTTTTGTAATAGGTTACTGCATTAGTACAAACAAAATCGTTCTTACCATGTTCTCTATACTGAGTATGCATACGTGGGTTAGTATAAATCATTGTAGCTCTACGTGAATGAGGGTTTTGTTTCAGCTCCTGAAGTACATACTCATATTGAGTTCCGTTAACAAGGCTATACACGAGATTGCCATAATTAGAATTAATGTCGCCTTTACTATTCGCTGCATACTCTTTCCAAATGACTGGTACTTTTCCATATTCTTTCTTTAACTCCTCAAGATTTAAGCTGCGTGTGTCATACCATCTGACCTCAGCTTCCTGGTATTCGCGATTCGGTTTACCAAATATTGTCGGTTCTGTTGCTAAAAAACTAGCTCCTATTATCTCAATGTTACCATCAGGCTGTATCTCTTTATCCCGATACATATCAATAAATGTTGTGCGTATATCTTTTACGGTGTTGACCATTCCACTACCTTTCCTGTGTTCCATCTCTTAGCTTCTTCTTCTGCAGCTTCTTTAGTATCAAATAGCTTTACAGGAGTTTCAACACTCCATATCGAGCCTTCCTTGACGTACTCAGTTCCATCATCGAAAGGCTCTATTACTATTGCATACAATATCATTGCTGTCGGTTAAGCCATACAACACAACGTGCTGCATAATTAATTAGATCTCTGAGACAGTCATCTGCTGTATCATAGTTTACATTACCTTGTTGTTCCATGACAGATCTAAATCGTAGTATCTTAGTTGTTAGCATACTATCAAAAGACTTCCATCCATGAGGGTAATAGTCATCATCACAAACAGAACCACCTTGATAGTCTTTACCTTTCTTAATCATCAACTCTGTACAATCTTCTAGTACTTTTATTGCGTCATATAAATAAGTTTCTTTCTTCAATGCAATGTCTCCTTTACTACGTCTTCTGATATAACACTTTGTTTAACGCATTCGCCTAGTAGTCTACTAATAGTATTCCATTCCATTTTCTCAGATCGGTATACAAAAATAGCAATGGCGAGCAATGTGCCCGCCACCGCAAATGGATCATGTTCTTCTTCAGTTAACTCTACTACGGTCTGCATAATACGTTCATGAACTTTATATGTAGGATTTATTGTCATACTGCTGTTATCTCCGCTAAATCTTCACGGTAGTTTTCCATTAGATACGCACAGACTTTATCCCATGTATCATATGTTTCGCCATCACAATCCACTACCACTCCATCGAACTCCTCATCATCACAGCATACGTGGAAATTACTATCCCATTCTACGCTACCATAGCAGTGAATCTCTTCGCCATTAGGCTTTTTGTATATATGCTTATCGTCACTCATAACATTCTCCATTGTAAACTCGTCTGATCGCCACATCAGATAAACCCTAAAGTATCTTACTACTTATGTCACGTTATACATTAAGTCCTCTCGTGCTAAGAAGGCGTAGTGCTGGGCGAGTATTCTATTCAATAATATTCTGCTAGATACCAGACGATGTAGGCCAATGCTGCACCGCCTGCGAAACTATATAGTATAAGCTCAAGCATTATAATATTTTGGTATGTCGTTAACATAAACGTCATAATGCGTAGCCTTATCTAATGGTAGGTAGCAGTCATAAGCTCTTGGGTGTCTACCATCCATCTTGGCCCACATAACTCTAGGACCACGACCCATAAGTCTTACTCTCATCTTGGTTCCCCAACCTCTTTCTTTGTTCATAGCCTTTACGTTTTTCTTTAGTTCTATGATAGCTGGATCTTCTCTGTTTGTTACAGTAAACTTATAACCGCTCATTGGGAATCGTTCTTTAGTTACTCTATGTATTGCTGTTGTTGCTTTCTTCATGCTATTCTCCTAATTAGCTAATTCAAAGTCTTCTTGCAGTTTCTCTTCTCGCTTGTTATTCATCCATTCTTGTAAGCAAGCTACTGCGTCTTTCTTGTCGAGGTTAAAGTCGTCTACTAGATACGTACATGCGCCAAACATATTACATTCGCCGCTTTCCCTGAGGCTATCAAGGAACTTAAAACATTCTTTCTTATAGGTTTTGGTAAGGTTTCTCGGCATGCTTCCTCCACATTGGTGATTCATCTACTTTCTTTTGATCTTCTTCACGTAGGTCGTGGTACTTTACAAACTTGGCTACAGGTAAATCAACTAGGCTAAACAACCCACCTAATCTACCGAACTCATCTACTGGATACGTCATAGCTTTATACGGAATGTGTTGAGCTTGGGAATCTCTTTGTTCCATACTTACCTCCCCTTTCTTTTATACAGTTGGTTTCTACTAATTTATATTTAGGTAATACTTTTAAAGCATCTCGGTGCATTTCATTTGTACGAGATACACAATGGTCAATAGCAGTATACGGTCCTCGGTTATCTGACAAGAGCAGACACTCCGGTCCTTTAATTGCTAAATGACACATAATTATAGTTGCATAGATCATTAACAACCTCGGTGGTTACTAGCTTCGTTATCTTTTTCAGCTAGTCTTTTCTGCTCGTCAACAATTAGTTCTTTGAGATACCATTGAGCTTTCTTTAGATCATTTAGTCTTTGACCTTTAGCCCGGTAACGCCATATATACTTCATGATGTTGCCTTGTAAGTAGCCTTGATACTCTGCACCGGTAGCTGACTTGATTGCTTCAATACACTCAACGTCGCCTTGCTTGTAATGTGGTGGACTATTGACTACAAGCTCGTCAATGGTCACAAAGTCTTTCGCTAGTTTCATGTGATTCTCCGTGAACTGGTTGACGCCACGAGAAACCCTGAACCCGTGTTGTCGGTTATTGAAAAAACGCTAACGCCCCTAGGGCTCGTTGACTAGTACAAACGCACGCCAACAAGCACTATGAGCGCTAGCAATATGAGGATACTAAGTGTAAACATTAATGCCTTTCCTGAAGTACAATGAGGCCGAATATAACGACCCCAAGGACTATAAAGAACGACACAGACATTAGAACGGCAACTGCTTTTCTGATGGCTCAGATGTAGATACACTAGGCGCAGACTCGATAGCTTCGAAACCTGCAGTAGGCGTGTACTCTACTAGATCAACAACTTGAACCGCAGTAAGAGATGTAGCAACACCTTTACGACCAGGTGCTTCGTACTCATACTGCCATAAGTTGACATTAACCTTGGAACCGTTACCGATATTATTGCCGTCAAGAGGCTGTAGTTTAGAATCTACAATCTTAACTGGTGCATTAGGCTGACCATCGGCTTTAATACCTTTACGCTTTAGGTTAACATTAGAGGTCTTGTCATCGTCTTTATCTTGTTTGACGTTAAGACCATAATCTTTGAGCTCTTGAACTTTAGCAGCATCAGAGGTCTGTATCACCATTTCCCATTGCTTAGAACCGAATGGGTTAACGGGTGCGTCAGTACCTGCGATACGACAAAACTTAGCTGTAAGATCTTTTATGATAATGGAACGAGGATATGTACTCACGACTTTACTCCTTATAGTTTAAGTTAAAGATAATACTATTAGCATTGCGTGCTTGTCACGCAACACTAGGATACTTGTTACTAACAAAGTGATCGACATTAAGATTATTAGAAACGATATGGATAATCTCGTCGACACCTAACGCTACATTGTAGACTGATAGCGCATAATCGAATACTTCTTGATGGGTCATATGACACCTCCTGTTAGTAATATACACAAGCAATACGAGCTTGTCTCGTTTAGCCAGGTAGTCATTGAGAGACACCTGACTATCTCGAATATCACCCTATTGTTATACTTATAGGGTCTTTACCGGCCCTGCAACCCCCTCTCTAATAGGGGACAGGCTACCTAAAGCCTCCTGAGAGCCAGTAACAGTACAATATCACCAAGCCAAAGCCTAGCGCCATTATACCATGAGCCAATAGAACATCAGTCATGTTACCATCAGCAATATGATTAGGCCAGCAAATATAGCCACAACTCCAATAATGTCATCTTTAGTAACCATGTTACCTCCTATAATAAATTAATACTACCTACAATGCCAGCTTGTCTGGCAAACCATAATATAAAAGAAGGGGGCCGTAGAAATATAGTGTATACATATATATATAATAAATTTTTTCCTAAGTCTCTCTTAAGGAAGTGCCTCCTATTAGAGATAACAATTGGTTAAATTTAACCAGGAGGTATAATGATTCTCTACAATGATCCCTGCGATGACGTAGGAGTGAGTGTTAGCGATTGGATAAAAAGGATTAATAATGGACAAAAAGACAAACAAACAAGACATGATAGTGCTAGGAGTAGTAGGAATAATAGTCTTGCTAGCTATTGGGGTTCATTATGGATAATAGAAGAAAACTCGAACTTGTTAAAGAAGCGACGAAGCGAAAGCTCTTAACTCAATACCAGACAGACTTTGAACAGTTTGCAAAACAACAAATCAAAATAATTACTAAAGATGCTAGTAAAGGATTTGTGCCATTTATATTTAATGAAGCTCAGCAAAAAGTAAATGAAGCATTAGAGCAGCAGTTGAAGGAAAAAGGCAGGGTTAGAGCTTTAATACTAAAAGCTAGACAACAAGGTATATCTACGTTCTGTACTGCACGTACAGCTTGGAAAAGCTTTTTTACCCCTAATGCCAGATCAGTAGTTATGGCTCATGATAGTGCTACTTCTGATGCTTTGTTTGCTATGAGTAAAAACTTGTTTGACCGAATGGCAGATGAGTTTAGACCTAAGCTGTTAGCTTCAAACGCAAAGGAGATTAAGTTTGAACATAATAATGCAGGTTATAGATTATATACTGCGGGTAGTCCTGAAGCCGGTAGAGGTACTACCCCTACGATCGCCCACCTTAGCGAGGTGGCCTTTTGGACTTTTGACGAAAAGATTCTTGCCGGACTTTTCCAAGGTATATCTCAAGCTGAGGGTACCGAAGTTATATTGGAATCGACGGCCAACGGTGCAAAAGGGGAATTTTACCGGTTATGGAAACAAGCTGAAAGAGACTATGAGAAAGGTGGTACTGAGTACATACCTATCTTTCTACCTTGGTATATCACTGCTGAATATAGGAGAGAAGCTCCAGAAAATTTTGAGCCTACTGAAGAAGAGTCTAAGCTTATGGATAAACATGGACTGGACTTTGATCAGCTATATTGGAGGCGTCTCAAGATTGCTGAGTCGGGTGAAAGAAAGTTTTTGCAAGAGTATCCGACAACTGCTGAAGAAGCGTTCCTAGTTAGTGGTAGCGGAGTATTTGATACTGGTAAGCTAGCTGAACTAGAGCCAGTACCTTATTTAAAGAAGATGAAGCTTGACCTTGATTCTAAGTTCTTTGAGACTACGAGTGAAGGTGATATAGAAATATACGATTACCCAGACCACGATATGGGTTACGTTATTGGTGCTGATGTAGCACTAGGCGTAGGAAAAGATTATTCTGCTGCTGTAGTTATAGATGAGAATAGAAACATAGTAGCAGCTTATAGAAACAATAGAATAGATCCTAGTAAGTTTGGAGACTTTTTGTTTTATCTAGGTAGGTATTATAATAATGCTTTGCTTGCTGTTGAGTCTAACTCAATGGGTATAGCAACACTACAGAAGCTAGATGATATGTCATACGTAAACTTATATAGGCAGACTAAAATATCTAATATATCTAACCAGGAGGGCGATAGGCTAGGTTTTAGAACTACTACAGCAACTAGGAGTACAATCATCGGTAATCTTAAAAACGCTATTGAGAATGATGATGTGTATATACCTAGTGCTGATATTATACAAGAACTAAAAGATTATATCGTAAACGATCAAGGTAAAGCAGAAGCAGCAGCTGGTTGTCATGATGATTATGTCATGTCTTTTGCTATTGGATTAGAAGTGCTGCGCTCACATTACGATCGTATAACAACCAACAAGGTTCCTTGGAATCAGAAGTTTACTGATATAGAACAAGATGACACGAGGTGGATATGATATTAGAAACAGCATTAATGTGTATGGCAGCAAACATTTATCATGAGGCAAAGAACCAGTCTATGTTAGGTCAGTTTGCAGTAGCACAAGTAGTAATGAATCGGGTAGAAGATCATAGGTATCCTGATACAATATGCGAAGTAGTAAAGCAAGGATTAACGTATAGGAACGGTAAAGTAGTTATAGGCAAATGCCAGTTTAGCTGGTACTGTGATGGTAAGTCTGATGAGCCTAACAGAAAAAGTAAAGCGTGGAGTAGTGCCGTAAGAAATGCAGCTATAATAATGGGTGAAAGTATTAACCTAGACGTAACCGATGGAGCTACTCACTATCATGCAAGCTACGTTAGACCTGCATGGGCAAAGACTAAAAAGCGTACAACTAGAATAGATAAACATATCTTTTATAGATGGGAAAAGTAACCTGTCCCCTATTAGAGAATTTTATAAAGTAGGAGTTATCACATGTATAGATACTTAAAAAGAATAATCTGTGCGATACTAAATCGTAAATGCAATGATGACTGTACTTGCACTGAGAATAAATAAATGGTAAATCTATCTGTTGGAAGAGGCGAAAAGCTATCTACTAAAAAAGGAGCTGGGTTAACCGCAAAAGGAGTAGCAAAGTACAGACGTGCTAATCCTGGATCTAAATTAAAAACTGCTGTAACTGGTAAAGTAAAGGCTGGAAGTAAAGACGCTAAAAGAAGAAAATCTTTTTGTGCTAGATCTAAAGGCTGGACAAGCGAACGAGGTAAGGCAGCTAGAAGAAGGTGGAAATGTTAACATGGTAAAACTTACAAAAAAGAAATTTCCTAAGAGCAAAGGTACCGGTAAGAGTACTAAGAAAACTGGTATAGCTGCTAAAGCTGCAGAATCCGGAATGCCTGCAAGTGTACTAAGTGCAGTATATAGAAGAGGTATTGGAGCTGCTAAGACTACAGGTACAAGACCAGGAGTTAAATCACCACAACAGTGGGCTATGGCTAGAGTAAACTCATTTATCGCTAAGAAGCCTGGTACGTGGGGAGGAGCTGATAAAGACCTAGCAGCTAAGGTTAGAGGTAAGAAGAAAAAATCATGAGTAAAGTACACCCTAACTCACTAAAGAACCTGCGCCCCTTCTCTAAAGAAGGTGCGCGCGCCGGCCAAAAGAACTCTGTTATAGCACGTAAAGCTAATAAAGAGGCGCGAGAAGCATTGAAACTTACATTAAATGATTGGAAAGCTTTGAAAGAAGAGGTTCAAGATGATGCTCCTGCTGCTTTAGATGTACTAAAAATAGCTATGACAAAAGCTTTATCTGTAGAAGATATGGATGAAGCTACACGATTAGCAACAGTACTAGCAGAGTTTGAAGCACCTAAACTACAAAGACAAGATATAAATCAGATAACTAAGACTGCTGATTTAACTGATGAAGAATTACAAGAAGCACTAGATGATATTGAAATACAATTTGGTGTAGAACCTAAAAATCTGAACTGAGGTAATTAATGTGGAAGATACGAAATCCTTACAAAAAGGTAGCAAGTACAATGAGTATGACGAAGATGGAGACGGAATCGTTACAGATGAAGAACTCCGGCATGTTAAAGAGATTAAGGAAGTCGAACATAATTTACGGAAACAGCGTGCACAGAGACGAATGGCTACATGGACACTTATCGGAATGGGTGCGTTCACGGTGGTAATGTTTATTTTGCCTTTAGATAGAATAGCTGCACTAGCAGATATTAGTAATTTATTTTATATTAGTGGTGCAGGTATTGTAGGCGCGTATATGGGTACAACTGCTTATATGAGCAAGAAATAGAAAGGAAAGTTATGGCTTTTAAATTATCACAAAGATCGTTTCAGAAACTAGTTGGTGTACATCCATATATGGATTCTGTTGTAAGGAAGGCTATTGAACTAACTAAAGTAGACTTTGGTGTTATATATGGTGTAAGAACCGTAGAAGAACAAGAAAAGCTAGTGGCTGCTGGCAGATCTCAGACTATGAAGAGTAAACATTTAAAACAAGATGATGGTTATTGTCATGCTGTAGACTTAATGGCATACGTAGACGGAGAGCCTTGTTGGGAAATAAATGTATATGATGATATATGTGATGCTATGAAAGAGGCAGCTAAAGAAGCTATGAATAAATACGTTGATTTAAGAAGATCACAAGGAAGACGTCCATTTATAGATGGACCTCATTTCGAATTAATATTTGATTGATTGAACCCAGGAGCGGATCATGACTAGATACATACAAGATGCTGTAATCCAGCAACAGAAAAAAGAAAAGACGACTAAGGAGGTACTAGATAAGCCGCTTCCTAAACCTAAAGAGTATACATCTGCTGAATTAGAAAAAGCAGCAAGAACTTACTTAAAAATAGGAGGTAAGTATTAATGAAACGGTATGGTTATAAAGAACCGGTTACCGATGAGCAACTCATTAATCTTATTGAAATGGGAGTTCAAAATAGTACTGGTGACTTTCTTAATAGTTCTGATTTAGCTAGAGAAAGACTGAAAGCAACTTATGAGTACGCTGGCGTTGCGTCAGATCATTTGTCTCCTCAAGGTGTTTCTACTATTGTTGATACTTCTACTACAGAAGTTGTAGAAGCATATACTGCTATTTTATCTGATCTGTTTTTAAACAATCATAAACTAGCTAGGTTTGTGCCTTATGATGATAGTCCTGCAGCATTTAAGTCTGCAAAAGACGCTAGTGATATAGTTAACTATTGTATATTTAAACATAACAATGGTTGGGAGTTTATGTCACAGTGGATTAAAGCTGCGCTACTATGGAAAAACTCTGTATGTAGATGGGATTATGTAGAAGATTACGATTATGTATTTGAAGATTACGAAGAAATAACACAAATGAAGCTAGATGAAATACTAGCTGATGAAAACGTTGAAGTTGTTGGTGAATTAGAGTTTGAAAACAGACCTGTTAAATCAGAAATAACGCAAGAAGACGAGATGGAATTAGTTTACGTCGACGTTAGAGTTAGAAAAAAGATAGATAAGTCTAAAGTAAAACTAGAACTAATACCGCCAGAAAACTTTAGAATATCACGAGAGTCTACATGTATATCTGATGCGCAGTTTGTGGGAATACAGACACAAATGTCAAGATCTGAAATACGAAAGTATTATCCAGAAGTATCTGATGATATAGATTTTGATACTATGCATGATACTTCATGGTTAGGTTCTGCTAAATACTCACAAGATGTTGCGGCTAGAAAGCACGTAACAGGACAAGAGTATTGGCAAGGATCTGCTGAATCATATGAAGTACCATTAGAAGCAAATATAAATGTAAACGTTACAGAATGTTGGATAAGAGTAGATAGAGATGGAGATGGTATTGCTGAGTTAAAGCACATCATGACTATTGGTAATCATATTATATATGAAAACGATGTTGATGAAATACCGTTGGCTTCTATAGTTCCTATTGATATACCATTTGAGTTTTATGGTTTATCAATGGCAGACTTTACAAGAAGCTCTACACTAGCAAATACAGCAATATTAAGAGGTTTTGTAGAAAATACATACCTAACTAACTATGCTCCAAAGCTTGCTGATCCAAACGTAGTAGATTTTTCTGCTTTACAAAATATGAAACCAAAGCAGATCATACCTACAAACGGCAACCCACAAGGATCAGTAACAACTCTACCACCTGAAACTATATCTACAGGTACAGTTCCTTTATTAAGCCACTTACAAACGATAAAAGAACAAGCTACAGGTATGAGTAAGACAGTACAAGGTCTTAACGACACATTGTATGTATCAGGTAACTCTGAACAAAAGTTTGCCGCTGTTCAATCAGCAGCCCAGAAGCGTATATCACATATTGCGCGGCGATTTGCTGAAACAGGATTTAAGCGGTTAATCGCTGGGGTCTATAGTACCATGCATAAAAACATGAAAAGAAAACTTTCTTTTAACATGAATAATGTATACAAAACTATAGATATGAACGCACTACCAAGTAAGATGGAAGTTGAAATTCTTCTTGATATAGGAGAAAATAGTAATAGTACTAGACTTAATAAGTTGAGACAAATAGGTGCAGAAGTTCTCCCGGCTTTAAATAAGCAAGGAGCAGGTATGGCTATAAAGCCAGAAGCTCCTGCAGTGTTAGCTACTAAAATAATAGAAGCTATGAACTTAGATAGTAACGATTTCTTAGAAGACTATAATAAAGATGAGTTTAGGCAAAAGGCTATGAAAGCAATACAAATGCAATCTCAAGCTGCTAAAACAACTAGAGAAGCAGCAATGCAGAAAGCAATGAGTGACGTTAAGTTGCAGGAAGCTAATATTGCCTATACAACTGCGCAAGCTAAAAATACTATGGATGATAATGCTAGACAACTAGCTGTTGCTATCGATAAGCACTTTCAGCAATGGGCAGAACTTAGTGTCAAAGCACAAAAGGAAGGGGCACAAATACCGCCTCATCCAAGCTATGACGAAATATTAATGATGGCAAGTAGCATTTTAGGAGGAAAAAATGGGAACAGTAACAATTAATGCTTCAGGAGTTGGAGCAGCACAATCAGGTACAGTAACTACTGCTGCTGGCTCAGGAGCTGGAAGTATAATGGTTACTAATGACTCTGATGCTAGAATTACATTTAATGTAGCTACGGCAGGAACAGACGTACAGACAGGATTAACCTGTGCTGAAAAGTCTTTCCTTATAGTTACAGGGCTAGATAATGGAGCCCAAACATTAACTAGTTTAACAACAGCGCATGGTACATCTGCACAAAACGGTGAGATTGTATACAATACGCTAATCGCATAATTAAGGACAAAATGGATAAGTATAAAGCGACGGCTGAGAAGAGGCTAAGTAATACTAAATCCTATGGTAATCATAAGATTCACCCTGAAGAACTAGCTAGACGAGCTCACGTACAAGGTAAGTTTGCAGCTAGAGAGCGTGATGAGTTTTTTGATGAAGCATATGGAGACATATTAGTAGATCTGTTTTTACAATGGTTAAAGACCGAGCCTCACGAAACTAAGTCTCGAGAATTTTTATACGCGTCTGCAATGGCACTTGGTAGTGTCAAAGAAAAGATGATAAATATTGAGACTTACGGAAAAAACGTACCTATAATGAAGGAGAGCGAGAGTGAGGGAAATTAATAAAACCGAACTACTATATAATATTGAAACAATGATAAATACTTTAGAGTATGATTCTATGAGATCTGCAGGTAAGACAAAAGTTAACTGCGGATTACTAGTAAACTTATATACTTTAAAAGATATATATAAAAAGGAATTAAAGAATTCTAAGGCAGCCCCAATAAAGGAGGTAGCCAATGGATAACAATACAGAAGCACAAGTGGACTCTACCCGACAGGATGACTCCCGAGCAGATGTAGGTCGAACAGAAGAACAGTTGCTGGCTGACATTGTACAAAACTCACAGTTTACACAATCTCTACCCGAAGAGCAAGTGCCTGAGTTAGACCCGGAAGAATCAGAGGAAGTTGAGACCCAAGAGTCTGAGGAAGCCGTTAGTGAAGAAGTTGAAGAGGAAGTCAAAGAAGAAAGTGAAGAAGTACCAGCTGAGGATGCCGCTGAAGAAGCCGCTACCCAAGAAGTTGAGACTTATTCTCAAGAAGACTTAGACTTAGATGCTAAAGTCTCTGTGAAAATTGATGGCACAGATATGGAAGTATCTTTTGGTGATCTTATTAAAGGTTACGCTACCGAACAATCTCTTTCTAAAAAGGGTCGAGAGCTTGGAGATGCTAGGAAAGATCTTGAAAAACAATACCAAGATAAATTAGCGCAGCTTGACAGTATGTCAAAAGCTAGTTTAACAGTGTTGTATTCAAGTGAAAAAGACTTAGCGGAAAAATACCATAAACTCGAGGAAAAAATTACAGAAGCACGTAAGGATAATGACTCATACAACTTAAGTGAGTTAAAAGACGAGCGTGAACAAGTGCAAAAAGAGTATTGGACAGCTCGTAACAAGCGAGAGCAATTGACAACTGCTGTGCAAAAGCAGTCACAGGAGGAAACTCAGAAAGCTTGGAACGATCAAATACAACATTTTAACGATACTATTCCTACTATGATACCTGGTTACGACGAAGGTAGAGCTAAACTTATACGTGAGTTTGCTCTAGCAGAAGGAATAAAAGAAGATGTTTTAAATACTGTTACTGATCCTAGTATAGTAAAGTTTGTAGATGACTACAGACAACTAAAGCAAGGCATCAAGCAAGGTTCTGTAAAACGTAAAGCCTTACCAGTTAAGAAGGCACCAGTGAGGAAAGCTAAAACTGTTTCTAAACAGAAGCAAGATGCTGACCAAGTGTTGCGTGCAAAAGTACTAGCTGGAAAAGGTGAAGGCGCCGATGATATGGCTTTCCTAAAGTCTATAGCCCAAAAGTCTCTGAGTAACGTTTAACTTAACTCAGTCTTTGGAGGTAATTACAAATGACTAATGTACTTGGTGTACGTGGTGTAGGCGGACCAGCCGGTCCAGCTAGATCCACAGGCAAGGACGTCTCCCAAAGGGAAGACCTTGCTGATTTTATTACGATGATTACAAGGGACGAAACTCCTTTTATATCATCTATCGGTAAAGCGAAAGCTTCTGCAATCTATCACGAATGGCAGACTGACGAACTAGAAACTCCTGGTGACTCAAGGATCGGTGAGGGTACCGATTACATTGAGCCTGTATCAGGTGGTGGTGCGTCTGCAACTCCTGGTGTTGGTGCTAAGTTTGCAACTGATGGACCTAACCGAACACGACTAGGTAACTACACACAGATTAATGGTAAAACTATTGCTGTGTCAGGAACTAGACGAGCTGTTGATCAAGCTGGTGTAGCTGATGAGTATGCATACCAACTTAAAAAGCGTGGAACTGAAATGAAGCGTGACGTCGAGCACGACATGATTCACTCACACAACGTTTCTGCTGCTGTTGGTAGCCAAAATGCTAACGCTAGAAGCGCTGGTGGATACCAGTCCTTTATTAACTCTGGTGACACTTGCGTATACGTAGGTGGATACGGTGCTCCTGCAACTACTGCAGACGGTACTGGTAGAATCAGAAGTGCAGCTACTTCTGGAACTTCTCAGCCTTCTACAGGTTCTCTAGCATTAACAGACATTGACTCTGTTATGCAGAAAATCTATGAGCAGGGTGGAACCGCTACTAGCATAATGGTATCACCAAAACTAAGGAGAGACTTCTCTGACTTAATGGTATCTGATACCGGCGTTAAGCGAGAAATCGGTTCCTCAGGACAGCTACGTCAATCTGTAGACGTATACATGTCTGACTTTGGTGACTTAATGGTAGTGCCAAACTACATCATGGGTCTAACAAATAACGTTCAGTTAACAAACTCTGCTGGATCACCTGGTAACCTAGGTGCTACAACTAACATGGCAGACAAGTCAGCGTTAATTTACGATCCTATGTATTTCGCTATTGCGAATCTACGACCTCTACAAGAGGTAGACGTAGGGCAAAAGGGTGACTCAACTGTTGGAATGATGGTTGAAGAGCTTACACTTGAAGTACGTAATCCTAAGGGTTGCGGAGCTATCTACGGTCTTGCATAAGACTTTTGGGGAGGTTTAATCGCCTCCCCATTTTTTAAATTAAGGGAGAGATAAATGCCAGGTCACTACGGAAAAGATAAGAAGATGATGCACGGTGGTAAAGTACATTATAAGCCGGGCGGAGGAATGGTAATGGACGATATGAAGAAAGTCATGATGAAGATGCATGGTGGTAAAGTTCATGATGCTAAGTATTATAAAGATGGTGGTAAAGTAGCAGGTTGTGGACCAGCTAGAAATAACCCTATGAAAACTAAAAAAGCATAATGCCAGATCCTAAAAAGGGTACTGGTAAAAAGCCTAAAGGTTCTGGTCGCAGACTTTATACAGATGAAAACCCTAAGGATACAGTAAGTATAAAGTTTGCTACGCCAGCTGATGCTAGGGCAACAGTAGCTAAAGTAAAAAGAATTAATAAGCCTTATGCTAGAAAGATACAAATACTTACTGTTGGAGAACAAAGATCTAAAGTTATGGGTAAGTCACAAGTATCTAGTATATTTAAAAAAGGTAAAGCAGCAATAAAGAAAGCACACGGGAAAACAAATGGCAAATAAATCTGTACAAGCACCTGAAGGGTTTCATTGGATGAAAAGTGGTAAAGGTTTTAAACTAATGAAAAATCCTGCAGGTGGATATAAACCACATAAGGGAGCAAGTTTAAAAGCTTCTTTCGAAATACAAACAGTGCATAAGGGAGGGAAAGCCAATGTACGTAATAAGAGCAGCTAACGGAAATATATATCCAGTAGATCGATCAGTATTTAGGATTGCTGAAGTAACTAGTGGTGGATATAAATTAACACATTTTTCGCCTAACGCAGCAAGTGTAGCAACTAACGCAAACCCAACAGCCGCAACAGCTGGTGATGAGCTAGGTTATATAGGCAAATCAGGAAGGTTTGTTGCTATAACAGAGGCTGCTACATAATGGCAAAGCAACATGAATTTAATTTTTCTAGCGCTACAGTTGATCCTAAAAAGTCTATAAAAGCTGGATATGATTTAGAAACTAACAAGTGGCAAGCTACACAAGATGTAACACATTTTATAGAAGCAGTAAAGCAGGACAGGGATAAAGAAGCTTACTTTGGAAAAAGCAAAATGGGTTATCGTAAAATGGCTACTATACCAGATATAGTTGCTATAAAAATAAAAGAAGATTATGGTATTGATTTACATAGTCCTACATTTATGCACGATAAAGACAAGCTTAAAAAGTTAAAAGTTATATTAAAAATGGAATATCCTCATTTGCTTGTAAACACATAGGAGGGTATAATGACTTATACTGAACTCGTAGCTTTAGTGCGTAATTGGTCTAATAGAGACGAAGAAGTTGTTAGTGATGATATTATTAAAGACTCTCTAAGATATGCAGCTGATAAAGCTTATAGAAATCTTAGAGTTCCTCCTTTAGAAAACGTTGCAACTTATAGCAAAACAACTTTAGAAGCGGCTACAACTAATAACACTCAGCTACAATCTAGTAAAACTGAAATAAAAGTTCCTTTTGATTTAATTGAAATAATACAAATAAAAGAATTAGATTCTGCGGGTGGTGCAACTAGAGTATTTAATGAAAAGCTAGATGTTAGAACATTTAATGATCCTACAGCAGAAAAGTATTTAGCTAGTAACTATTTTACTAGAGAGCGTAATCTAATATTTTTAACACCTGGTTTTGGTGAAAATGCTTTTGGTAATACAGCAGATAGCATTGAGTTACTATATTACAGAAGGTTACCAGCGCTAGACGCTAAGTATGCTGTAACAGTATTAAACTATAAGGCAGGCTTTTTAACAACGTCTGGCGGAACTACCCCGCTGCACTTTGTAAATGGTGATACAACTAATGCTTACGCAACAGCAACAGAGGCAACTGCCGCTGATACAGAGAGTGCAGGTACAAACTCAGCTAACTATATTGGTACTGAAGTACCTAATTGGTTAAGAGATCAGAACGAACGTATACTACTATATGGAGCTTTAGTAGAAGTTTTTGCTTTTGTGCAAGATGATCAGCAAGCTGCTAAGTATAAGTTAATGTTTGATAACGAAATTAATGAACTTAATTCTGAAGATAGAAAAAGAAATTCTTCTGGTGGTAATGTACAAATAAATTTTAACGGAAGAGGGTTAATATAATGACAACAGCAGCACGACCAGGTCAGTTTACGGGAGCTACAGACAATGCGGCTAATGGAGGTTTATTTACTGACTCAAAAATCGATGGGATACCCGATCTTGTCGCAGCAGACGTTGCATCTGCGCAAACTTCTGCAACTAACGCAGCCGCCTCTGCTGCTACAGCTGCTACACAGGCAACAACATCAACAACAAAGGCCACAGAAGCGGCAACCTCTGCAACTGCAGCAGCTACTTCTGCAACTGCAGCAGCTACAAGCGCCACAGCAGCATCCAGTAGCGCCACAACAGCTAGCAATGCTGTGTCTTCTGTTAGTACAAACGCGACAAATGCTGCTACTAGTGCAACAAACGCAGCAGCTTCGGCTTCGACAGCGTCAACTCAGGCCACAAACGCCACAACACAAGCAAACTCAGCGCTTTCTAGTGCCTCTGCAGCTAATACAAGCGCCTCTAACGCGTCTACTAGCGCAACTAACGCGTCAAACTCAGCCACAGCGGCCGCAACTAGTGCTACTAACGCTGCAAATACTCTTGATAGCTTTGATGACAGGTATTTAGGCGTAAAATCTAGTGATCCGTCAGCTGATAATGATGGAGATTCGTTAGCAACAGGAGCATTGTACTTTAAAACAGGCGATGGATTAAAGGTTTACAACGGATCTGCATGGGAAGATATAAAACCTACAGCTTCTCAACAAACAAACATTAATACTGTTGCAGGTATTTTTGATGGTACACAAACATTTGCAGTAACAGTTGCAAACGTTGGTGGTGTTAATGTTTTTGTAATAGATGGAGCAAATAACCCTGCACTAAGCCTTGTAAAAGGATTTACATATACTTTTGATGTAAGTGATAATACTAATAGCGGTCATCCATTAAGATTTAAAGATGCTTCTGGTAATTCTTTTTCTACTGGAGTTACAGTAAATGGAACTCAAGGACAGTCTGGAGCTACTGTTGTATTATCAGTGCCTGAAACAGGAACACAACCAGCTAGATACTACTGTACTGTTCATGGTAATGCTATGGGTAACGCTATTACAACTCAAGTTAACGAAATAGCTACTGTAGCTGGTATATCTAGTGAAGTTCAAACTGTTGCTGGTAAAGCTTCTTTAATAACAAGTGATTTTGTAAGTGACTTAAACACTTTAGCTACCTCAGATATAGTAAGTGATTTAAACACGCTTGCAACGGCTGACATAGTTAGCGATTTAAATACACTTGCTACTTCTTCTAACGTAAGTAATATGAGTACTCTTAGTGCTTCGGGGGTTGTTGGGAATATCGCAACTGTTGCAGGAGTATCTAGTAATGTTTCTACTGTAGCAGGTATAGCTTCTAATATTACTACAGTAGCTAATGATGCATCAGATATTGGTACAGTTGCTTCTAATATTTCTAATGTTAACAACTTTGCTAGTAGATACAGAATAGCTTCTTCTGATCCTAGCTCTAGTTTAGATGAAGGAGACTTAGCGTATAACTCTACAGCAAACGTACTTAAGTATTATAATGGATCTGCATGGGTTGAGGTAGCAGCTAACACAAAAGGTATTGCCAATGGTAACGTAGCAGAATTTACTACAGGCGTAGCTGACGACGACTTTTTAAGAATTAGTGGTACAAAAGTAGAAGGACGTTCTGCTTCAGAGGTACTAACAGACATAGGTGGAACTACAGCTGCCGCTGCAGCAGACGAATCCACAGCATTAGCTATTGCATTAGGATAGGGAGAAACTATGGCAAATATATTTAAACTAAAAACAAATGCGGCTATGCCTACATCAGCAGGTACTCCGTTAACTTTGTATACAGGTCCAGGAGCTGCTAATACGCATAGAGCTATTGTGCTTGGATTAATTTTATGTAACAAACATACATCACAAGTAACAGTTAGCGTAACATTAGAAAGCAATACAAGTGATACAGAGACAAATGAAAACATAAGTTTATTGCATAATGTACCAGTACCCGCAGGAAGTTCTTTAGAAGTTCTTGCTGGTAATAAAGTTGTTATACAAGGTACTGATGTTATGAAGATAGATTGTTCTGTATCAGCTAAGATAGATGCAGCTCTAAGCATAATGGAGATAACACCATAATGGCACTTATAGGAAATCAAGCAGCAACAACCTATCAGAATATACCAGACGTACAGCGGTTCAATGGAGATAATAGTGATACTACATTTACTCTTAATAGAACCGTATCTAATGTACAAGATATATTGGTATCGGTAGATGGGGTTGTTCAAGACACAACAGCGTATAGTATACCTGACGGAACTACATTAACGTTTACAGCAGCTCCTTCTACAGGTACAGCAAATATATTTGTAAACTATTTAGGATTATCAGAAGGAAGTATAACTCCTCCTGACGCTAACAAAGGTAACTTTAGACTTGGTGGAATGTTTAGGATTAATGCTCAGACTGTAGACGTTAATACAACTATCAATGCTAATGAGAACGCTAATGTTACAGGACCCATAACAGTAGGTAGTGGTATTACACTTACCGTAAACTCGGGAGGCCACCTGGCAGTGATATGAGCAACTTATTAGTACAAAATATAAAGCATACAAATAACACTACAGCTATGACTGTAGATAGTAGTGGACGTATGTTGCAACCTGCAAAACCTGCGTTTGTTGCTTATTTAAACTCAGAAGGAACTTCTACTTATGCAAATGGTGCAGAAGTAATCTTTAACAAAACAGACAGTACGGCTGGTGG